AATATAGAGAAAATGTTTTAATTTTTATAGCAAGTGGCTAATTATAATGTTGATATTGCTGTTGCTTTAAAAGGTGCTGAAAAGTTAGGAAGATTTAATAAGCAAATAAGAGATGTTGCAGAAAATATTAAAGGTGCAAATATTTTTTTACAATCATTTTCTAAAGGAAGTGAGGGTTTAGTAAGGAGTGTAGCTAATTTACAAAAAAATCTTGGTGCTGCATCAACAAACTTAAAAAATGTTGCTTTAGGAACAAAAGAAGCAACTATAGCAGCATCACAATTTTTAAAAGCACAAAATGAATTAAATAAAGGATTAGTTCAACAACAAAAATTATTAGATGATGTATCAGGTACAACAGCAAAAAAAGCAGCAGCAGATAATAAAAAATTACAAGATGGTTTATTAAAACTTGAGACAAAACAAACTCGTAAATTAGAAACAAGATTTCAAATACAACGAGAGTTTCAAAAAGAATTTAAAGATGAAATAAATAAAATTAATCAAAAAAGACAAGAAGAAAATAGACTTATAAAACAAAATGTACAACAAACAAAAAAAAGTGTTGCAGAGGAAATAAGAAAAAAATTTAGTATTATTGCTTCAAAAAATGAAAGACGTAAAAATTTTGAACAATCTATAAAAGAACTTGAAGCAAATAGAAAACAAATACCTATAAATGATCGAATTAATGCACAACTTAAGAAAAGAGGTTTAATTTTAAGTTCAAATGGCAAAAAAATAATAAGAAACACTCAAAATCAAAATCGTAGGTCTGGATTGGGTGGGGGTTTAAGTAATGCTATAGGTAGTGGAATTATTGGTGGTGGTTTTCCTTTGCTTTTTGGACAAGGGCCAACAGCAGCCATTGGTGGTGGTATAGGTGGTGTTGCTGGTGGTTTAATTGGTGGACAATTTGGATTTGCTCTTTCTATTGCTGGCACGACTATCGGTAGTGCTTTAAATGATTTAGCAAAAGCTCTTGCAGAACCTACAGAAAATATTGAAAAACTTGTTGAAAAATTTGGGTTAACAGGAACAGAAACAGGAGATTTAGCTTTAAAACTAGAAAAACTTGGCTTAAAATCATCTGCTGCTAAATTGCTTTTAGAAGAGGGAGCAGAACAATTTGGTTTAACAGCAGACGAAATAGAAATAAATACAAAAAAAATGCAAGATTTTGAAAACGCTATAAATAAATTAGGAACTCAAATTACTTTGTTTTTAGCAGATAATTTAACGCCTTTTATTGAACTTCTTGGCAAAATTCCATTTGGATCAATAGGTAAAAAACTTGAACCCTTCGTTAATTTTATTATGTTTGGACAGACAGAAAACCCTTCTGAAACTGTAAATAAAATGAAAGGAATATCTAATATTCCTACTGCTGAAGGAGATGCAATAATTGGAGGAGTAAAGTTAAATCCTGATTTTGGCAAACCAGGACTCAATGGTGCTGCCAGTTCATCAAAAAAACCATCTAATAATTTAGCAACACAAGTTTTTGAACAAAAAGAATTATTACCTTTAAAACAAAAACTAGAACTTGAAAAAAATAGATTACTTGTTAGTAGTGATAAGTTAAATTTAATGAAAGAGGAATTTGAGTTAACAAATATAGACAATGAATTGAAACTTTTACAGAATGAAAATGAAAAAATAAGTTCTGATGAATTAGATAAAAAAATACAAAAATTAAAAATAGTAAGAGATACGCAACAACAAGTTGTTGATAATACAAGAGCATTGATAGATCCCACAAGGCAAATTTCAGAGATGTTTGCACAAGACATGGGCAATGCAATTAAAGGATTAATTAACGGCACACAAACATTAGGGAGTGCTTTAAATAGTGTATTGAACAAATTAAAAGAAGCTGCACTTAATATGGCTTTATTTGGTAATACAGGAGGAACTTTTGAAAGAGGTAGTGGATTAATAGGTGCATTATTTAAAGCAAATGGAGGGCCAGTAAAAGCTGGTGGTAGTTATATTGTTGGAGAACGTGGCCCAGAAATATTTAGTCCAGGTGTTTCTGGAACGATTACACCAAATCATGCTTTAGGTGGTTCAACTAATAATATAATAGTAAATGTAGATGCCTCTGGTAGCTCGGTACAAGGAGATGAGGTAAACTCTCAACAACTAGGACAGACGATTGCTTTAGTTGTACAAGAAACTATTGTAAAAGAAAAACGAAATGGAGGTTTATTAGCATAATGGCAACTTTTCCCTCAATAAAACCAGCCTATGGACAAACACAGACTATTGAACAAGACAATATTGTTGTAAAACTTGGTGATGGATATGAGCAAAGATTAGTTCGAGGACTTGCAGCAAATAAAAGGTATCACATTTTAAGTTTAGTATTTGATATTTCACAAACTGATGCTGATACAATTAACACATTTTTAAATGCACGTTTTGACGATCAAGACGCTTTTCAATACACAATAGGTGGTGAGTCCTCGGCTAGAAATTTTAAATGCACTAGAAGAAGTGCATCTATTCCTTATAACAACAGAGTCACAATGAATCTCACTTTTGAAGAGGTTTTTCAGGCTTAATGGCAATACCTCATTCTGAATTACAAAAAATAAATCCTAACTCAATAATTGAATTGTTTGAATTAGAACTTGTTGAGGGTTTACATTATGCAACTGGCAATCCATCAAATGTTCCTACAATTTACCGCTTTCATGCTGGTGGCAATATAGATACTTATGCAAATATAGTATGGCAGTCAAATACTTATGAGAGATTTCCTATTGAAGCAAGTGGTTATGAATTTGCTGGTGAAGGTAAAATACCAAGACCTACATTAACAATGAGCAATTTAGGTGGTATTACAAGATTAGGTTCTGTGATTAGGGTTACAGATTTATTACTTTCAGTTAATTTAGTAACGGCACATAATGACTTGCTAGATGCCAAAGTAACGAGAAGAACGTTAACAGCAGATGCTTTAGATGCAAGCAATTTTACTGGCAATACAAATCCTTTCGGCACACCAAGTTCAAACGAATTTCCAAAAGAAATACATTTTATAGATAGAAAAATTCAAGAAACTAGAAACTTAGTATCTTTTGAATTAGTAAACAGACTTGATATGGAAAATAAAAGAGTGCCAGCGAGACAAGTCACAAGAAACGATTTTGAGGGTGTTGGCACATTTGTAAATTAATTATGAATGAATTTTGTAAATTACAAGCCATTGCACACGCTCAAGAAGAAGCACCAAATGAGTGTTGCGGATTATTTTTGAAAACAGATAACGGGTTTGAATATTTTAGATGTAAAAATATTTCTCACGAATTTGAAATGACTTCCTTTATTATTGATCCATTAGACTTTGCTGATGGAGAAGATAAAGGAGAAGTGGTAGGAGTTGTTCATTCCCACCCTCAGAATGTATTGGAATTTTCAGAAGAAGATATTGTAAGTTGTAATGCAGTTCAGATACCTTTTTACCTTGTTTGTCCAAATTTGGATAAAATGATCGTAATAGAGCCTAAAGAAGATGCTTAAAAAAATAAAAGTTTATGGATTTATAAGAAAATTTACAGGCCAAAGTGAATTTATGGCTGATGTAAATTCACCTTATGAAGCATTTAGTTTTTTATTTTGTAACTTTAAAGGTCTTGAACAGAAAATGACTAAACAATTATTTTGTGTGAAAGTTGGAGATAAACCAATTTCTGAAGATTTTTTAAATATCAGAACTGAACAAGATATAAAAATAATACCTTTGGTTCATGGTAATTTTATTATGTTTGTTGGAGGATTACTTTTAAAATATGCTGCTAAAGAATATATCAAAAAAGAAATTATTAGAAACATAGTAACTTATATTGCCGTTAGTATGATTACTCAGGGTGTAAATAATATTATTTCGCCACAACAAGACACACGAAATCCAGAATCAAGAGAAGATCCGCTTGATCCATCTTCTTTAGCAAGTAACTATTCATTTACAGGGCTAACAAATATTAGTCAAGCTGGTATTCCAGTTAACTTGGCATATGGTGAAATTCTTGTCGGTTCGATTGTGGTATCTAATGGAATTGATACAGTTCAAGTGGAGGGTACAAACTGATGAGTATTAAAGAATTTGACCAAAGCACCACTTTTTCAAATCCTGATTTACCTAGTGGAGCATTATCTTCAAAGCAATTTAATACTATTGTAGAGCTACTTTCTGAAGGAGAAATAGAGGGAAGTGCAACGGCATCAAAAAATGGAGTCACAGATAAAACATCAACAGCTTATATAAATAGTTTTAAAAAAGATATTTTTTTAAATAAAACACCAATTCTTCAAGCTGCTGCAAGTGTAACTTCACCTCAAGATAGTGATTTTAATTTTAAAGATGTTGGTCTTGATTTTAGGGATGGTACTGCAAATCAAACTTTTATTTCTGGTATTAAAAATATTGAAACAGAAGTTGGTATTGGAACAGAGGTTAAAACTACAAATCCCGTTACACATACAGTAACTCAATCCACTATTAACGCTGTAAGGGTAACTTTACAATTTCCTTCAATGCAAGTTTTCAATGATAATGGTGGTATTGATGGTACAGAAGTTCAGTTAAGAATTAAAGTTATTGAAAATGATGGAACTACAACAACTGCTGTAGATGACACTATAAAAGGAAGATCGACTAACTCATATTTTAGAGATTATTTAATAAACCTAGCTAGTGGTACTTCTTTTCCTGTTCAAATAAGAGTTGAAAGAGTAACTGCGGATAGTACAGATGCAAATACTGTAAATGCTTTTAGATTTAGTTCCGCCACAGAAATAATTATGAAGCAAAATGCTTATGCAAATACTGCTCATACAGCTTTAAGATTTAGTGCTGAAAAATTTCCTAGAATCCCAAATAGGCGGTATCGCATAAGAGGGATTAAAATTAAGATTCCGTCAAATGCAACAGTAAATGCTACTCATGGAAATCTTACTTATGCTGGCACATGGAATGGCACTTTCAAAGCTAGTAAAGAGTGGTGTTCTGATCCAGCTTGGATTTTATATGATTTATTGACTAATGATCGCTATGGTTGCAATATTACTGAAGCTTCACTTGATAAATTTAGTTTTAAGACTGTTAGTGAATATTGTGGAGCATTAATTGACGCTGGTAATGGTGATGGTAGCACAGAACCAAGATTTAGTTGCAACGTAAATATAACACAACAAACAGACGCATTTCACTTGATTAATGCTTTATGCAGCACAATGAGAGCTATCTCTTTTTATTCTGCTGGTACAATAGCGATTTCACAAGATGCTGAAGGTCAAGCAACAAAATATATTTTTAATAATTCAAACGTAACAGACAGTGGATTTATTTATAACGGCTCAAGTCTTAAAACAAGACATACAGTAATTAATGTTCAATATTTCGACTTAGTTACACAAGAATTAGATATTGAAACTGTTGAAGCTGATGCAGCCACTCAAGCAAAGTATGGAATACAAACTAAAACTATAAAAGCATTTGCGTGTACTTCGAGGGGTCAAGCAGCAAGATTAGGAAAATGGTTTTTGTTTAATGAACAAAATTCAGGAGAAACTTGTGCTTTTACTACAACTGCTGCTGCTGGTGTTTTGGTTAGGTGTGGAGACATTATTGAAATTGCAGATTCATTAAAAGCAGGTGTAAGAAGAGGCGGTTTGCTTTCTTCTGTAACAAGTACAACTGTTGTTGTTTTAGATGACTCAGCTTCAACAGACATTCCAACTTCTAATAGCCCAACAATTTCTATAGTGATGCCTGATGGTTCAGTTGAAACTAAAACTATCAGCAACGTATCAGGAGCAACAATTACTGTTTCTTCAGCGTTCAGTACAACTCCGAATACAAACGCACCTTATGTTTTAGAGAGTTCAACTTTAGAGACTACAACATGGAGGGTTGTATCTGTAAGTGAAAATGATGATACAACTTATTCAATTACTGCACTTGAACATATTGAAGGTAAATATGCTTTTGTTGAAGATGGAACTGCATTACCTACACGGACAATAAATTCTTTAACACAAGTATTAGATCCACCTGTTGGGCTTACAGCCACAGAGCAAATTGTATTGATTAACAACAAAGCAGTTTCAAAATTACTATTAGATTGGCAGACACAATCAGGGGCAGCAAGATATGAACTTCATTACAGAGTTAATAATGGAAGTTTTACAAAAATAGAGACAGTTTCAAGTTATGCAGAAATACTGAATAGTGAAGCTGGAACTTATGAATTTAGATTATTTTCTTTTAATGGTTTAAATGAACCAAGTAGGACTCCAGCAACATTAACATTTAGCGCTGTTGGTAAAACAGCCCCACCATCAAATATTACAAATCTTACATATGAACCTATATCTGATAAAGAAATAAGACTTAGATGGGATGCTGTCACAGATGCGGATGTGAGGGCGGGAGGCAGAATCCATGTTAGGCATACTCCAAAAACAGATGGAACTGGTACTTTTCAAGATGCAACAGATTTAGTTTTAGCATTAAGTGGTGCTTCAACAGAAAAAGTAGTTCCTTTGTTAGAAGGCGAATACATTTTAAAATCACAAGATGATGGAGACAGGTTTAGTACAGGTGAGACATCACTTGTAATAGATTTACCAGAAACACAACCCAAATTATTAGTACAGACAAGAAGAGAAGATCAGGACAGTCCAGCATTTCAAGGAAATAAAACTAATGTTGGTTTTGATGTTTCAAGTAATACAATTAGTTTGGCTGGTACAGGATTATTTGACTCAATAACTAATTTTGATAATGAATCTAGTCTGGATGATTTAGGCGGTGTAGCATCAAGTGGTACATATCTATTTAATGAGACTTTAGATTTAGGTGGTGTATTTAGTTTAGATTTAAGAAAACATTTACAAAGTTCATCTGTATATTCAACAGATTTATTTGATTCAATAGTTGATTTAGACGCAAGACAAGATTTTGATGGTACTGGTAGTACAGATACAAATGCAGAAGTATTTGTTCAAAGTTCACAAGATGGTTCTAATTATTCAAGTTTTCAAAAATTTGCTAATGGAACATTTAAAGGAAGAACTTTTAAATTTAAATGTGTATTATCTACGCAAGATACAAACCAGGATATTAAAGTGAGCCAACTTGGTTATACTGCTGAATTTCAAAGAAGAACAGAACAAAGTACAACAACTATTGCATCTGGAGCAGGTGCAAAATCTATAACATTTACTCACCCATTTTTTACAGGCACAAGTGCTTTATTAGGAACAAATTCAAACCCACCAGCTATCGGAATTACTGCTTTTAACATGGCCTCTGGTGATTTTTTTGAACTAACAAGTATTACTGGTACTGGATTTACTGTTCACTTCAAAAACAGTTCTGGAAGTTCTGTAGATAGAAACTTTAACTTTACTGCTATTGGTTTTGGTAAAGGTTAATATTTAGGATATACTTAGAAAAAAAGTTGGTTTGCTATGTCAAGAGTCGATAATACTGGTGGATCTGGCTTTACCGTTGATAATGGTACTGGTCTTGTAGTTCGTACAAAATTAAACCAAATAATTGCTGCACTTAGTACATTGAATCAAGGTTCTGGAGACCCCTCAATCGGTGTAGCAGCTTATGTTCCACATATTGATGGCGATACGTTAAAAATTAGAAATTCTGCTAATAATGCTTTTGTTACTTTAGGTGATGTAAGTGCAACAAACTTTGGTCATGCTGCACTTAGTGGGTCTACTTTTACAGGAAAAGTAACGCATAACTATACATCTAGTCTTACTATCCCCTCTGGTACAACGGCACAGAGAGATGGCAGCCCTGCTGTTGGTATGTTTAGACATAACTCGACATTAAATCAGTTTGAAGGCTATAACAATGGTGCTTGGGGTGCTATCGGTGGAGGTGCTGGAGCAACTGGAGGAGGTACAGATGAAGTATTCTTTGAATCGGATCAAACCGCAACAACTTCTTACAGTATTACAGCAAATAAAAACGCACATACTGTTAGTCCTACAATTAATAACGGAGTCACAATAACTGTGCCTTCTGGTGCAATCCTTGTTATCTTATAGTTATGCCAATAGTAATTAACGGATCAGGTTCAATAACAGGTATATCAGCAGGGGGATTACCTGATGGAATAATACAGGCTGCGGATTTAGCAAGTGGTGTTGGTGGTAAAATTCTTCAAGTTGTACAAACAGTTAAAGATACTGCAACAAGCACAACTTCTATTAATACTTTTGTAGATATATCTGGAATGAGTGTATCAATTACACCTTCTTCAAGCAGTAATAAAATTTTAGTTATGCTTGATATGCGTCTTAGTGTTAATGATAATAGAAGTGTTGCTTACAGATTAATGAGGGACAGCACTGCAATTTATGTAGGTGCTGCTAATGGTAGCAATACCAGAGGTACGGGTTGTATTCGTTTAACTGATGATGCTAAATATGATATGCAATCTGAAACAGCAATATTTTTAGATTCACCATCTACGACATCAGCAACGACATATAAAGTTCAATGGTGTCATACTTTTGCTGGGTCAAGTGATGGTTGTTATCTTAATAGACCACATTCTACTAGCGATTCAGATGATCGAGTTAGAGCAGCTTCAAGCATTACAGTTAAGGAGGTAGCAGCATGAGCAAAATTTCACTCAAACACTCAGGCGGTAATGTTGTTTCACTCAACTCACCAACTTCCGCACCAACTTCCGCAGACGTAGCATTTAAACTACCAAATGCGGATGGATCGTCTGGTCAATTTATGAAAACTGATGGTTCTGGTAATTTAAGTTTTGCAGCAGCAGGTGGCGGAGGTAAAATTTTACAAGTTCTTCAAGATACAAAAACTGATGTTCAAAGTTTTACTGTCAGCAGTAGTAGTGAATATGGAACTATTTTAGGAACTGTTTCTGGTTTAAGTCAGGCTATAACTCTTTCAGATGCTTCACATCAAGTTTTAGTACAAGGCTTTATTTCTTTAGGTTCTTCTTATTCAGGTGACACCAGTATTAGTGTTTCGTTAGAAAGAGGAAGCGCACAAATATCAGGAGCAATAGGTGATGCTGCTGGAAGTAGAAGGCGAAATATGTTTAGTGCTCATCTTGCTGCTTCCGCGAGAGGCCCTGTACCTTTTCCTTTTTCTTTTTTAGATACTCCTGGTAGTGTCGGAGCACATACTTATTCAATTGAAATTTCACATCAATATGCTGCTACTGGAACTTATTATGTTAACAGAGGTTATGAATCAACAGATAACATTTATAACACTAGAGGTATTTCAGTAATCACAGTAATGGAGTACGACCCAACATGAGTTTAGATTACGATGCTATTTGCAGCATAATGGCTATCTTCTATAATTAAGGAAAAACTATTATGGCCTTAGATCACGAAGCTATTTACAAAGCATACGCAGGAACAGTTGTTAGTATTGATGATAGTGCTGGTGCGTTTGATAAAGATGGTAAATCAGTAACTTTAGAGCAAAGCAAGATAGATGCTGCACGAACCACATTAAATACTGAAGCTGCTGCTGTTAAGTACAAAACTGATAGAACAACTGATGGTTCAACTACTTATGCCTCATTTGGAGATCAGTTAGATATGTTATATAAAGATATAGTTGCTGGAACTGTTACAACATCTGGCACATGGGCTACTCACATCAAAGCTGTAAAAGACGCTAATCCCAAGCCATGAGTACATTAAAAGTCACTAATGTCGCACACGAAACAAGCACTTTAAACACGCTT